GGAGCTTTATCCAAAGGAGAGCAAGAAAGAGAAGCATGAAAAAATGGTGAACCCTCTCAAAAATTTTGAAGAGAAATCGCTTGACGACTGCCTTCACGAGATTGAGAAGTCTTTGCGGAAGAGAAAGAAAACCCTTTTGGAGCTGAGGAAATTCTCGGAGAGCATAAAAAACAAGCAGGCAATAAAAATAATACAGGAGGAACTGTTTTGAAAGTAGATTTTGATGTGATCGAGATTCTGAAAGGCGCGGAGGCTGACGGAAACAGGCTGCGGATTACGCAGAGGCTTGACCGCGCGATGTACCAGAAGGTGAACAAGACCATTGCGGGGCTTGGCGGAAAATGGAGCGCAAAGGAGAAGGCGCATATCTTTGAAAAGGACATTGGGGAAATCATAAAAGAAGTCTGCGCTTCAGGCGAATACAAGGACATAAAGCAGGACTTCCAGTTTTTTCCGACCCCGGCGGAGCTTGCTAGAAAGGTTGTCGCCCTTGCGGAGATTAAGGACGGCGAGCAGTGCCTTGAGCCAAGCGCGGGAAGGGGCGCAATCGCGCAGTTTATGCCCGGCTGCGACTGCATAGAGCTGAATCCGGACAACGCGGCGTATCTAAGGACGCACGGCTTCAACGTTGTCCACGACGACTTCATGACGTTCGAGCCGAAGAAAGAATACGACGTGATTGTGATGAATCCGCCGTTCAACAAAGGGCAATCTGTAAGGCACGTGACAAAGGCGATTCAAATGGCGAT